CTGTTTCTTTTTATCCGCTTTCTTCTTTAAATGCTGCACTAACATTGAAACGTAAACTTCTCTCTCCCACGGCATCATGTTTTCTAGCTCCGTTAAACTATACTGATGTTCCTGCATAAGCAAGAAATTAGTCTTGTAAAAATTTCCAAGACTCTCCTGAGAAAGAGTTAACCGAAAAAATGTTCGTATCCGTTAATATTAATTTTATTATCAGATTCACAATGTGGACATTTATATTCCACAATATGCTCTAATCTAGGCATTCTTTGAAAAAACTCTCTCATTTTCTCCATAGCATCTATCGGAAGATCTTCAATAAAAGAAGTAACTTCTTCTATAGGATATTCTTTTATACTAAATGTTTCTTCCCCATCAACAACATAATCAATACATTTAGCAACCAATTCATCATCGGTTAGTTCTTCTGCCTGTGCTGCAATACCTGCATTAGGCCATTTTAGATTTACGCCCACTTCATCACTTACTTTAATAAAAGCATCGGGCAAGTTATCTAAACCTTGTACTTTCATTTCTTCTAGTGCTAAGGTATAAGGTGTTCTCTTTTCACACTCACCACAGGTAAGTGTAAAGTCTGCTGTTTCACCTACAGACTTAGCTCTTATTTGAACAAACAAATCTTGTAAGTCAAACATTGAAAGGTCGTATCCATCAATTTTTCCACCGCAACAATTTGTTACGATTTGACAACACGCACTAACCATGTCTTTAAACTCTTCAGACTCACTTGCCAACATAAGAATTTTTTCTTCTTTAACCAAGAAAGGCCTAAACTTAATAGTCTCTCTTGTCGAGGCTAATGTTCCCTCAAATATTGGTGTTTCCACCCTAGGTAATGTCATATATTTTCTCCATTATATTATTTATCCTGTTGACTGCTCATGTTTATCAGCAGCCATACTTACATTAATTGCTTTAGACGTCCAGTATGTTGAGGATATAATTAGTGTAGTTCTTGCTAGACTAACACCCCCGTGCGCCAATGGTACTAAGTTTAATACCTTTGGTGTGACTTCATAAAGTTTCCATCGTGTTCTTTCCACGCCATTGAGATCTAACATTTTAATTGTTACTTCTCCAAATTGATCATCTGGAAATGCAACTTCTTTTGAAGTGCTACCAACACAATGATCTATCCAAAGCTCAAATACATGTCTTAAATACCAATCATGATCTGTTAAAAACGTAATATTAATTTCGTTTCCTAAAAAGTTGACGTTTGAATTTCTCATAAAGTTCCATGTACCTATAGGAATTTCTTTATTTTGTAATACCATACCAGGGATTTGTACTTCTTCACACATTATTGTTGCTTCGTCTGCTGGTGACTGCCATTCAACAGGACCCTCATCTCCACTTGGAATGCTTTCTCTAAGTTTGGTGATTTCATCTCTCATCGTGTCTGGAAAATGAAACTCACACTCAAAACGTTCAGTCCTAGCTAAAGGCCTTACCTTTATCCTTTCCCAAAAATTTTGGAAATTGGTTTTGGCTTTATCCCCTCGAGCCATTATACTTGTCTCCTTTTACGTTCAGGTTTTTTAGCAGACTGTTGATATACTTCAAATGCTCTAGCACCAACAAATTGATGCGTGTCTAGAAATATTGCTGACTTCCAATGTACTGGATTTACTTTATACATTCTGCCTGAAATCTGATTTGTTAAATATTTTTTAATAGACCCTCTTACTTCTGGGTACCTACTGAAGTTTCTTATAAACCCCCATTGTGCATTTAATTTACTTTTTACATCTATGTCTAAATCTGAGGCATCCATAAGTTTACCTAGTAATCTAGCCCTTACTAAAGGAGCAATATAATGTAAATTAATTCCACTAAAACCTGTTGGCAAAGGATCAGATATTATAACTAAAGGAAACGTATCATAATATGGTAGTGTTTCCTTATGTTTTGGATCATATTTAAACGCATACATTTGACCTATTTCTAATGTTTGCGCATATTCACCTAAGTCTGAACCAAACACCTCATTCGGTTGATTTAATCCGCTCGCTACATTACGAACAGTTTTCATATACCAAGCGGCAGAGCGTTCTTTGTCTCCTGCCTCTATTCTAATGTCTGTGAATGGTGTTGCCATAATAGTATTTATAATTAAATACCCAAATCTTTTTCAGTAATAATCATAAATTCCATATTTTGTTTTTTACAAAAGTCTTTAGCACTTTTCCATTTGGCCTCATTGACACCGTATTGTGCTACTTCTTGTAGGTATCTTTTGGTTTTTCTCTTCTGTGTATCAGGAGGCTTTGTGAATCTTTCGGGTTTTACTTCAACAAGATACTTTTTCTTGTCTACTTCTATATAAAAGTCAACCATATATTTGTGAACTTTGTTGTCTAGTGGGTTACGATATGGGATAGCTACTTCTTCTGATGCCCAACCTTTAACAGACTCGTTCAGATCACACCAATTCATAAATTTTAATTCATAACTGGACCTATAGACAATAGATTTTAACTCCCCGAGATACTTTATTGGATTTCGAGGAATAAACTTGCCTTTATATATTTCTTTGGCGTAAACCATATAAATAAGTATATAACATAACTAGGAGTATTTATATGTCTTGGAGGCCAGGAGACCTTTTTAGATCCGACGAAACGATAGCGGCACGAGACCAACAGATCGCAAATAGAACTTCGATTGATAAAAATCAGGAGCTGGCTATAAATGCTGACAGTCATCATGAGATGATAGATGCTCAGCAAAAAGAAAAAAACAGAACCTGGGACTTTAAGAACGGAGAAGGGATTGGTAATAGGGCAGGAACGAACGCCTTAAGATATCCTCAAGAATTACAAAAACAAAACCCCGATTCAGACGAACTTTTATTACCAAACGGTGTTAAATTTTATATAAATGCTAGACAAACCTCTGTTGCAGCAGAAACACAAGCCATGGCCGTTGAGGGTAATACAAGCATGCAGCAAGAACTAATAGAAGCAAATCAAGAATACGCAAAAGAATATACAAAAGAGAATAGAGCAAAAGCAGAATCTTATGAAACAGCGGCAGCAGCAACAGGTGCCCTAGCAGCAGCCTTAGGTACAGCAGCAGGTATTGCAAACGGAAATATTATAAAAGATAGCTCAAACCTTGGAAAGACATTATTAACAGCAGGAACAGCATTAGTTGGAGCTGGTGTGGCCGCGCTTGTAGCGGACAATACTTCTACATTAAGGTTATTAAAAACCATTTCTTTGTATGTACCTCAATCAATAATAGCAGCATACTCAGCCAATTGGAATGAACAAGATTTAGGAATCGCAGGAATGATAGGTTCGGGTAGAATGGATTTCGCAGACTTAGCAGAAGCACCGGAGTTCGCAGGCAGGGGCGCAATAGCAGCTGCTGCCAATGTACCTAAAGCAATAGGTGCAGATGCAGATTTTGGAGCAACATTAGAGGCAACATCTAAAAAGGTTTCCAATCCATATAAAGAGCAGTTATTTAAGAGTATGGGTTTCAGAAAATTTTCTTTTAATTATACCTTTGCTCCTAGAAACTCTAATGAGGCACAAATGGTTGCTGATATAATTGAAACTTTTAAATATCATATGCATCCAGAGTCTTCACCCGGAGATATGTTTTTAATTTATCCCGCGGAATTTTCAATAGAATTCACCCATGGAGAACAAGGCCTTAGAAACAAAAACTTACCTAAAATATCATCTTGCGCATTAACAAGCTGTAAAGTAACTTACGGTCCAGATGGTATGTTTAATACGTTTAAAGGCACCGAAGGTTATCCAACAGAAATGACTATGGAACTTGCATTTACAGAACTAGAAACATTAACAGCGGTAAGAATAGCACAAGGTTATTAATATGTATTTTAAAGCACTTCCAAAAATGTATTATCCTTATGCAGGAACAAAAACAATCGTTCCAGATATATTTCGTAGAGTACATTTAGATAAATATTTCCAGAACAAACTTAATTTAATTAGCCATTATATTGGCGACGGAGAAACACCTGAAATAATTGCTGAACAATATTATGGTTCTACAAAATACCATTGGTTAGTTCTTGTTGCTAATAATATAGTAGACATACACAGAGACTGGCCACTAAGCACAAGAAATTTAAATGCTTATGTAGAAGACAAATATGGCGTAGGCAATAGTACAGATGTCCACCATTATATGCTATCAGAAGATCATGATGTTATAGTAGATTGGGATTCTGTCCTAGTAGCAAATGGAACCTATCTAGCTGTTACAAATTTAGAGTATGAAACTGATCTAAACATTAAAAAGAGTCAAATTAATCTTTTAAACAAAATATTTTTAAAAGATATAACTCAACAATACATTAGATTAGTTAAATAGTGATGAGATGAATGACAAGACAACAGTAGAAAATATTTCCAAACCTGGAGAAGTCAAATGTGATGAGCTTTTCATACTCACACAAGACATGACAAAATATGACCTCATGCACGAGGCCGGAAAGTTTGTTTTTGAGGTGATCCTACGTGAAGATATTTGGTCCCCTACTTTAAGTGGGTCCATACAAGTTACAGATGCTGTTAATGCAATATCCAAGTGGCCTATTAGGGGCGGCGAAGTTCTTGTTATGAAATATAGAACAGCAACATTAGAAGATAGAGCAGATAATATAATAGAAAAATCATTCCAAATTTATTCTATTGAAAACAGAAAACTGAATAATGACAGAGAGCAAACATACACATTAAATTTTTGTTCTATTGAAGCAATCAACGATCAATCGAGAAGTATTACACAATCGTATGGTGCTCCAGGCACAGAAAGAACAACTGATCAGATAGCTGAAAAAATATATCTTGATCACATACAAGAATATAGAAGAATTGATAATCCAAAAACTCAAACAGATTTTATTATAGGGGATACCCCTCACACTTCTAAAATACAATACACTTCTAACTTTTGGACACCCATGCAAAATATGCAGTTCATAAGCAAGAAGTGCCAGGGAAATAAGCATGTGGGTTCAGACTATGTATTTTATGAATCTAATAAAGCATTTTATTTAACATCAATACAAAACTTAATACAAGCTCAATTAGACGTAGGGCTATTTGAAGAGTTTGTTTATGCTCCACCCAACTTAAAGGTTCCTGTGCGTGGAGGAGGCGAGACTTTTTTAGCCCAACAACTTCCAGATTCTTTTAGTAAAATAGAATCAATACAAGTGCCTAGAACAATTGATATATTAGATGGACAAGATAGTGGTTATTATTCAGCATCCACAATAGCTTACGATTTGTTTACAAAAGAACAGACAGAAGTTACATTAGATGGTAGAGATCAATTTAGCAATTTCGTTCATACAGACATAGGAATTCCAATACCTGGAGGCATACAACGTAATCCATATTCATTTGTAAATATTAAATATTTAAATCAAGTTATGTTTACGGGTATGCAAGGTGGTTTAGTAGAAGGTAAGTATGGTGCCGCAGCTAACCCAGCAGTATTGGCTAACAACTTATTTAGACAAGTTTATTTTAATTCATTTAACGACTATACTTTTGAAATAGATTTGCCAGGAAGAACAGACATAGAAGTAGGCAAACTTATTAAAATGGTTTATCCAAACGCGGGGGACAAACCTGCAGACGCAACGTATGATGATTTAGTCGATCCTATATTAACAGGCAATTATTTAATAACTGCTATTAGGCATAAGTTTGATAGATCAAGACATACAATGAAAGTAGAAATAGTTAAAAATGGTTTAGCAAAATCGTTAGGTGAAATAAATGATAGTGTAGTAGGAGCAAATTTATAATGTCAAATTTAAAAAATTACGGTAAATTAAATATACCAGATTTTATTTGGTGGTTAGGTGTTGTTGAAGACAACAATGATCCTACGTGTGCCGGTAGAGTTAAAGTTAGAATAACAGGATATCACACAGGAAACAAACAAACATTACCTGTAAAACAATTACCATATGCTATTCCATTACATTCTGTTACAAGTGCGGGTGTAAATGGAATAATGGAAAACCATTCATTATTACAAGGCTCAACAGTTATAGGTTTCTTTGCAGACGGCGAAGAAGGACAAATCC